AAGGCTGGAACTAGAACATCCTGACATTGCAATTTCTATTGTTCGGGAATGGGATGAAAATAATCCGGCAAAAACGTATTTGCAGGATTTTGTAGAAAAACACCCTGATGCACCATTAACGGCAAAGGGAACGCCTTTGATTTGTCCGGATCAGATTGGATACGGTGGAAGAAGTCCAAAAGAATGCATGATGACGGACGAAAACAGATGTTTGAAATGTTGGAACAGAATAATGGAGGCGGAATTCTAAATGGGATATATGGAAAATTGCTGCACTGTTAGATGCAGATTAGACAATTCTGAATTGCTCTGTCAGCTTGCGGAGGAATCTGTAGAACTTGCTGCTGCGGCGGAAAAGTTTGTAAATGATGGACATTATATGCATGGCGAACACATTACCATTGATGTATTCATGGAAAATATGGTGGAAGAAATGGCGGATGTGAAATTGGTTGCATTTGTCATGTTGGATGAAAAAGATATGGCTGCAGCGGCAAAACATGGAGAAATGGATTATTTGGCGGAAATTGCCGTTGATGCAAAACCATATGCAGAAATGCTATGGAAACAGTGTATGGCGTTATCGAAGGCGGCGTTAAAAATGCGCCGGACATTAGATCAGAAAAATCCTACACCAACAACACCAGAGGCGGCGAAATATAATTTGCTTATGAATCTGGGGCTTGTATTGAAAAAAATCGAACGTCTGACAGAAGAAATTGGAGAAAAAGAAAAAGTGCAGGAAACCATGATTCGAAAGGCTGAAAGATGGGCTGGAAGATTGGAGGATGAAAAATGAACAGATTGACAATGGATAATCTGGATCAGATGGGTATGTATGATCTGGCGCATAACTGCTGTTATGCTTCCGAGGGGAAAGCAAGATACAGAGATTTTGATACAGATATTGATGCTAGGGAGTTCGCAAGAAATCTGATGGTTGTATACGGAAAATGGAAAAGCTGCGAAGAACATGGTCTGGATGGGAACAATGAAATGGTGGATGATGAAATTTTCGATGGTGCGATGCTCGATAACCTGATGTATGAACCAACGGAAATTGAGGGGCTGATTGCTCTGTTTTACCGGAACCTTTGGGGGATGGCGGATCTGAGGGAAGTTCTGAAATACTATGAAGATGCCGATGAACAGGGGCGATTGCTGCGGTTGGCTTGCAATGTGGGTGACACAGTGTATATCAAGGGCATTGCTTTGGATGTTTCCTTTATTCATATCGAAGATGAAGTCACATACTGTGTTCAGTTTTATTGTGATGAATGTGGGGATTGTCCTTTCTATGAGGAAGAGGTTTCCTGGGAAGGAGAGTATTCCTGCAAAACAAACGGCTATATCGAATTCAAGGAAACCGATATTGGGAAAACAGTATTTTTGACCTTTGAAGAAATGAAAGCAGCATTGAAACAAGCCTGATGGCGCGCATGATTGAGTGCATTAAAAAGCAGGAATGCAGCGGCAAGGAGGAAAAGAAAAATGAACAAAGATAATTTTAGAGATTATGCAACAGAGGCTTTTCGCTTCTATGCTGCTTGCGGAAAATTGACCGCGGATGAGATCATGCAGAGAGTGCGAGAGGATATTTATACAGAGGCGGCAGGGGATTTCCTTTTAGTAAGCGGCGGAAGCTACTCGGATGCAGTTGCACATGCAGTAATGCGTGCGGAAGATGCAATAAAAGAAATGGGGGCAGAGATCGCGGATATTGTTGCAGTAGAAAAAACAATGCGCCGTCTGAATGGAAACCAGAAAAGAGCTGTTGAGATGGTATATTTTCCAGACCCAGAGGAACCCATTGGGAAAAATGAAATATCTGCGAGAGTACATAAGGCGGAAATGGAGATTCACGCAGGGGAAAGAACGATATATAGATGGCTTGCAACAGCAAGGAAAATCTTTGCAGAAGAAAGAGGATTACGAACAACGAAAAGAAATTTTTCAAAAGTTGGCAGTAGTGAACCTAAAAAGTGTGGTAATATGGTATCATCGAAAACCGAGTGAAGAAAATCACAAGGCTTTCGGAAATACAAGTTCTCTTCATGGTTGGGAAAGGGCGCAACGAAATGTTGTGTCCTTTTTCTATTGGAGAGAAAAAGGAAAGAATGATTTTATGGATTACAGCAGTGCAAAATGGAAGAAGAAACGGGCAAAAATCCTGCGCCTTGATGGTTACAAGGATGTTGTTGCAGGATGGTATGGAAGAACTTGCGAGGCGCAAATGGTTCATCATATTTATCCGGCGGAAAAATATCCTGAATATGCTTGGGAAGATTGGAACCTAATTTCCGTCAGCTATTCCACGCATAAGAAATTGGAAAACCATATGACAGGAGGTTTGACGGAGTTGGGTAAACAGTTGATGCGCTCTACAACTCCTTATGTAGATTGGAGAAAAAAGAAATGATCCCCCCCTCCCTCGGGGCAATGTTCTGAAAGCTTCTCTACTGCGGGGGTTTAACTTTTTCCAACTCTAAGTAAAAAAATAAAAAGGGGGGTGAAGGGGATGGACAATGAAATCAGCGAACTTGTCAAGAAGGTTGTGAAACAGACGAAAACGCGAATGAGGGCTGTTAATACTTACCGAAAGGAATTCGATGCAGTCATTGATAGATATGCGGATTTGTATGTGCAATATGAAATATTGCGCAGTCAGTGGTATGACAGCGGATGCGTTGTTTCGGAGGAATATACAAACAAAGCGGGGGCAGTAAATCAGCGAAAAACACCGCTGTATTTATCCATGGAAACGCTACGAAAAGAATTGGTTGATTTAGAAAACATCCTTGGATTAACCCCGAAAGGTTTGAAACAGATAAATTCCAAAGGTCTTGAAACCAAAAAACAATCTGCGCTTGAAAAGGCTCTGAGTGAATTAGGTGGCTAAGTATAAAAACTGGGATATTGTTATGGATTATGCAAATGATGTTGTATCCGGCAAGATTCCAGCGAATAAATACAGGATCAAGGGATGTCAAAGGTTTCTTGACGATCTGGAAAATCCTGATTATGATTTCAAACCAAAAGATGCTGAGTTCTGCATTGGCATCATAGAAAAAACCATTTGTCATCAGCAGGGCGAAAAACAGGATGGCACGCCTTTGCGCGGCACACCGTTCTTGCTTATGCCGTTCCATAAATTCATTATCTACAATCTCTTAGGGTTCAAACTAAAAGGGACGAATATCAATCGATTTCATGAAGCGTTGATTTTTATTCCGAGAAAAAATGTAAAAACATCGTTTGCGGCATCATTGTCATATGCGCTTGGGCTTCTATATAGAAAGTCTGGCGCAAAGATGTATGTTGTTGCTGCGGCTCTAAAACAGACCTTGGAAACCTTTAATTTTCTGAAATACAATATTGAAAATTTAGGGGAAGATAGGGCGCATGGCGGGGCGTTCAGAATTATCGACAACAATAATGAGCATTCAATAACTGCGGATTTTGCAGGGGGGATGATTTCAATTTCCGCCCTTGCTGCGAATCCTGATGCACAAGATAGTTTCAACTGCAATTTTGCAATCATAGACGAAGTTCATGCTCTAAAAAAACCAAAACAATATAACCTGTTCAAAGAAGCTATGAAAGCGTACACCAATAAATTGATTGTCGGGATTTCAACGGCGGGTGATGATCCGAACAGCTTTCTTGCACAAAAGGTAAAATATTGCAAACGCGTCCTAGACAAAGAAGTGCGGGATGAACAGTATTTTATCTTTATCGCAGAAGCAGACCCCGTCAAATCCGAAACAGGGAAAGAGTATATTGATTATACAAATCCATTGACACATCAGATTGCGAATCCTGGTTATGGCGAAAGCATCAGACCGGATGAAATTTTGAACGATTCCTTACAAGCACAAAATGACCCACAACAGCGAAAGGATTTTTTTGCAAAATCTTTGAATGTATTTACTGCGGCGATGGATACATATTTTGATATGTCCGAGGTCACTGCGTCCAATGATAAATATAATTGGACTTTAGAGGAACTGGCAAAATTGCCTATTACATGGTATGGCGGTGCAGACTTATCGAAAATGTATGACCTTACAGGCGTTTCCCTTCATGGAAGATACCAAGATATTGATATCAGCATAACACACGGATTCATACCAGTTGTTCAGGCGCACTTAAAAGCGGATGAAGATAATATCCCGTTTTTCTGGTGGCAGGAATGCGGATGGCTGACGCTGTGTAATGATGAGGTTATCAAATATGATGATGTTGTTGCATGGTTCCAAGAAATGAAAAAAATGGGATTCAAAATAAAATGGGTCGGATATGATAAACGCTATGCAAGAGAATTTGTCCTAAAAATGAAAAAAGCTGGTTTCAAAATGAGAGATCAGTCCCAGAGATATGTAGAAAAAACAGAAGCGTTCCGCGAGATTGAAAAACAAATCAAGCAGGGGCGTTTTTATTATGTCGGAAACAAAGCCTTTGAATATTGCATTAGCAATGTCAAGGCTGCGGAAGACAGTGACGATTTTGTTCGCTTCGAAAAAGTACAGCCGAAATTGAGGATTGACCTTTTCGATGCGGATGTTATCGCAACAAAGCAAATGCTCATCGGTAACGAAAAAAGCCAAAACGCAAGTAGTTGGCTGGATTAACAGGGAGGTGATTAAATGGCAAAAAAGAGAAAAAACAGCAAGGCAAAAACACGGGCAGAACCAACAACTGCAACAGCTTCCTTTCTCTGTTCCACTGCTGCATATGATACTCTGTGCGCTACTGGATACACAAAATTATCCCATAATCCTGAGATTATGGCAGCAATCAATAAAATTGCAACCCTTGTTTCCAGCATGACAATTTATCTGATGCAGAACGGTGAAAATGGGGATATTCGCATTCGAAACGGTATCTCTGAAAAAATCGACATCAACCCGAACAGATATGCAACAAGAACATCCTTCATTTCTTCCGTTGTGCGCACTCTTTTACTAGAGGGTGACGGGAACAGCATTGTCCTGCCAACAACGGAAAACGGGTATATTAGCGATCTATTTCCAATCCCTGCAACATCCGTTTCTTTTATTCCTAATGGATTTGCATACAAAGTTATGGTAAAAGGGCAGGAATTTAATCCTGATGATTTACTGCATTTTGTCATCAATCCAGACCCGAACTATTTCTGGAAAGGAACCGGATACCGGACAACCCTGAAAGAAGTAGCGGAAAATCTGAAACAGGCAAATGTAACAAAAAAGGGTTTCATGGAAAGCAAGTGGAAACCATCCATCATTGTGAAGGTTGATGGTATGGTGGAAGAGTTTTCCGACAAAGAAGGGCGTAGGAAGTTACTTGAAAAGTATGTAGAATCCTCCAAAGCGGGCGAACCTTGGTTATTACCCGCAGACCAATTCGATGTCACGGAAATTCGCCCTTTATCCCTGAATGATATTGCAATTTCCGATAGCGTACAGATGGACAAACAGACTGTTGCAGCAATTCTGGATGTTCCATTGTATGTTGTTGGCGCAGGGAAATACGATGCAAATGAATGGAATAATTTCATCAACAACAGAATCCGTCCTATTTGTCAGGCTATCGAACAGGAAATGACAAAGAAAATCCTGATTCGCCCTGATTGGTATTTTAGATTCAATCTGCGTTCCCTGTATTCCTATGACATCAAGACCCTTTCCGAAGTCGGGCAGAACATGTATACAAGGGGCTTGATGACTGGCAATGAAGTCAGGGATTGGTTAACGCTTAGCCCTCTGGAAGGGTTGGACGAACTGGTTATTCTTGAAAACTATATTCCAAAGGGTATGATCGGAGAACAGGAAAAATTGAAAGGGGGCGAATGATGAAATGAGAGAAACAAAACAAATGAGAAGCGTTGTTTCTCAGTTCCAGACCAGAGAAGAAGCAGATGAATTATACATCAGCGGTTATTTCTCTGTGTTTAATTCGAATTACGAAATCTGGGAGGGGGCAACGGAAAGCATTGCTCCAACTGCATTTGATGATGCATTGTCTGATGACATTCGTTGTCTGATTAACCACGAATCCAGATTGGTTCTTGGTAGAACAAAAGCAAATACTCTGACATTGAAAACGGATAGCCGCGGTCTTTGGGGCGAAGTAAAAGTAAACCGCAAAGATCAGGACGCTATGAATCTCTATGAAAGAGTAAAACGCGGAGATGTAGACCAGTGCAGTTTCGGATTTGAAATTCTGGAGGAGGAATTTTCAGACAATGGCACATCTGTCCATTGGACAATTAAAAAAGTCCGCCTGTTTGAGGTTTCTGTTGTCACATTCCCTGCGTATCAGGAAACGAGCGTGACAGCGAGAAAGGAACAGTTGGAAAATATGCGTAAAAGAGAATTTGGGGCATGGAAAGAAAAGATGCTCCGCAAAGTGAAAGGAGAATGAGCATGGCGTTAAAAGCACTGATTCTGCGTTCCAAACTGGACGCAAAGAATAAGGAACTGGAAGCCCTGAGAGCGAAAGACGCTGATTTTGCAAAAAGAGAAGCAGAACTGGAAGCGGCGATTGGCGAAATGACCGAGGAAACATCCGAGGAAGATAGAAAAACAGTAGAAGATCAGGCGGAAGCGTTCCAGACAGAAAAAGACGAACATGATTCTGCAAAAGGCGAACTGGAAGCGGAAGTTGAACGTCTGGAAAATGAAATTGCGGAAGAGGAAAAACGATCCGCAGTGGCAGCAAACAACAATCCTAGAGAAAAGGAAAGAGGTGCAGAAGTTACTATGGAAACAAGAAAATTCTTTGGCATGAGCGCACAGGAAAGAGATGCTTTTTTTGCAAGAGAAGATGTAACAACATTCCTGCAGAGAGCAAGAGAATTCGGTAGCCAGAAACGCTCCGTTACAGGCGCAGAACTGACAATTCCCGAAGTAATGCTGGATCTGGTTAGAGAAAATATCAAAAATTACTCTAAACTGATTGGCAAGGTAAGACTGAGAAATGTACCTGGCAAGGCAAGACAGCCTATTATGGGCATTATCCCTGAAGGTATTTGGACAGAAGCGTGCGGCAAACTGAACGAACTGGAATTCAAATTTACAGAGGTTGAAGTAGATGGTTATAAAGTGGGCGGCTTTGTAGCAATCTGCAATGCGGTTCTGGAAGATTCTGATGTTGCGCTGGCAACTGAACTGCTGCTGGGCATCGGTCAGGCTATCGGCCTTGCGCTGGATAAAGCAATTATTTTCGGTACAGGCGTAAAAATGCCTACTGGTATCTTTGGTAAACTGCCCGCCGAAAATAAAGTGACTATCACAGCGGCAAATAGCACAGATGCAAAGCTGTTCAAAGAAATCATCAAAGCGTCCGGCAATGCAAAATCTGATTACAGCGCGGGTGAAAAATTCTGGGCACTGAGCGAAAAAACAAAAACAACACTGCTGGCGGAAGCTGTTTCCTTTACAGCGGCGGGCGCAATCGCATCCGGTGTAAATAATACAATGCCTGTTATCGGCGGTGAATTCGTTACACTGCCTTTCATGCCTGACAATATGATTGTTGGTGGCTATGGTGATCTGTATCTGCTGGCAGAAAGAGCGGGCACAACTCTGGCGCAGTCCGAACATGTTATGTTCATTGAAGATAACACAGTGTTTAAGGGTACAGGTAGATATGATGGCACACCCGTTATTCCTGAGGGTTTTGTAGCAATCGGCATCAATGGCGTTGCGCCTTCCGCAGACGGCGTGACATTTGCGCCCGATGAAGCAAATACAGCAGAAGCAGCCGCAGAATAAATAGTAAAGGAGGCGGCTTATGAATAACACAGAAAAACTTGTTATCCTGAAAAAAGACCTTCAGCAGATGACAACGGCAAATGACACATACCTTGAAACCCTCCTGACCTTTGCCGAAGCCGCTATTCAGAGGGAGGGGATTGTCTTAAAAGATGATATTGAATGCAACATGGCTGTAATTCATTATGCAGCTTACCTTTTTAGGAAGCGAGCGGGCACGGATACAGCCATGCCGCGTTTCCTTCGTTATGAATTGAATAACCTTCTTTTCTCCCAGAAGGGGGCGGTTGAATGACATTCGATGATGGCATTTTGAAAATCTACAATACACAAAATATTGCAGACCATGGGGATATGCCGAAAGACGGGCTTGTTCTAAAGTCGGAGCATTATTTTGGCTATGATGTTTTGGGGTATAACCGTTATTATACAGCTCTGCAGGCGCATCAAAACATCAATGCTGTTGTCAATATTCCTGATTGGCACGGACAGGAAATCACAACTCTTGATATTGCTGAAATGGAAGATGGCATTAAATATGTGATTCGGCTTGTGCAGCCTATGAAAGACGAAAATGGATTAAATATCACAAAACTAACACTGGAAAGGGTGGTTGCGCAGAATGCATGATAAACTGTATAAGGTGAAAAACGCACTGTTATCCGTTCCATGCAATCTGTTCCATTATTTTGCAGTCAAGAAACCTGACAAATATATTGTCTGGGCAGAAAATGGGGAAGCATCTTCCTTAGAAGCTGACGGACGGAAACAAGATCAGGTTATTGGTGGATACATCGACTATTTCACCAAAGATGAAAATGACCCGAATGTGGAATTGATTCAAAAGGCGTTAGCATCTGCTGAAATTGCATTTTCTTTGAATGATGTGATTTATGAGGATGAAACGAAATATATTCACTACGCTTGGAAATTCGAGGTGGTGTGATATGGCAAAGATGAAATTCAATGCGGGTGATTTGGATAAGCGCATGGAAAAACTGCGAATTGCAGTATCAAGAAACATTGGAAAAAAAGCGTTATATGGCGGCGCAGATGTTTTTGCAGATACGCTAAAAGAAGAAACCGAAAATATACCTGATGAAGTATTCCGACATCTGGACAAAGAGGAAAAATTCAAAAGCGTTGCAGAAAAGGATAAACAACATTTGGTTGATGCAATGGGTATTTCTGAATTTTATGAAAACGGACATATCATTGAGGCAAGTGTTGGTTTTGATGGATACCAAGGGATACCTACGGCGAAATATCCAAAAGGTGTCCCAAATGCGCTGTTAGCGCGCTCTATCAATTCAGGATCATCCGTCCGCCAGCGGTATCCGTTTATTGATAACGCTGTGAAAAAAGCGGCTCCAAAAGTTGAGGAAAGAATGCGCGAAATCACAGAAAACGAAATTGATAAAATCATGAAAGGAAGTGTTTGAATATGGCAGTAATTGGTCTGAGCAAACCCTTTGTTGCAAAATATAACAACGATGGCAATACAGTTACATACACAGGCGGCACAGTTCTGGGTAAAGCAATTTCTTTTTCCGCAGAGTTGGAAGAGGGCGATAGCAACGATCTGTATGGTGACAATGGAGTGTGCGAAACTGATAAATCTTTCTCCGGCGGCACTATGACAATCGGCACTGATGACCTTACAAATGAATCTAGTGCGCTGATTCTGGGCATTACACCAGCAGAGGACGGAGAATTGGTTTATGATGATGATATGACTGCGCCATATCTGGGTTTTGGTTGTGTTGTGAAAAAGAAACACAACAATGCGTTCAAATGGAGAGCTGTTGTTTTCCCTAAAATCATGTTCAACATTCCCGCGGAAGCGGCTGAAACACAGGGCGAAACTATTGAATGGCAGACCCCCGAACTGACTGCATCCATTCTGCGTGATGACACAGAAAAACATGCATGGAAACGTGAATCCACATTTGAAACAGAGGCGGAAGCGGTTGCCTATATTAAAGGCAAACTGGGTATTACAGATGCAGCCTGATAAGGAGGTATCTGAATGGACAGATTAACAAGAATTGAAATCGGCGGGTATTCTTACCCGCTGAATTTTTCCGTATTTGCTGCATCAAAAACATATGAAAGATTTGGAGATGTAGACGGAATGCAGGAAAGGGTAATGAATGGTTTTTCTGAAAAAGCTATTGAGGATACCTTTTGGATGTTGGAACTTCTTGCAGATCAGGGTGCGGAATATGAAAAAATCAGAAACAATACGGAAATTGAAAAACTGAATGTGGAAGGATTACAGACGGTATTCGGCATCAGAGAATTTAATTTGGTACGCTCCAAAATCATGGAGGCGGTAACAAATTCTGTAATGCAGACGGTAGAAATCAAACCAGCAAAAAACGCAGGAACCACGCAGGGCGAGGAAAACAAACGAGCTTTGCGTGGTTTTGGTTTTATGGACGCATTCTTGGAATTCCTGAAAAGGAAGTAAAATGTATGCCGCTTGGTGAACTGGGGGACATGATTGCGTGTTACCAGATTATTCACGGCGCAGAAGAAAAGATTATTGTGGATGATTTTGATGAAATGATTCCTTTTGACTGGAAGTAAGGGGGTGAAAACATGGCGAAAGGTATGGGCTATAAAATCGGCTGGGAAGGCGAAGCGGAGTTTTTGAAAGCCCTTAGAGAAATGACAGCACAGCAGAAAACCCTTAAAACGGAAATGCAGCTTGTTACCTCCGAATTTGATAAAAACGATAAAAGTCAGGCGAAATTAACCGCACAGAACAAGGTGCTGAATAAGCAGATTGATTTGCAGTTAAAAAAGGTTCTGGCACAGCAGGAAGCGTTGCAACAGGCTAGAGAAGCATATGATGACAACCACGTTATTGTGCAGAAATATACGCAGGATTTGAACAAGGCAAAGGCTGAACTGAACAGGCTGAACAGAGAGTTGGAAGAAAACGAAAAGGCGGCTGAGGGAAGCGGCAGCGGCTTGGAAGATTTTGCGGGCGAAATGGCCGGAGGAATGACAAAGGCTGGCGCATTTGCGGCGGTTCTGGGGGGCACTCTTGCGTCTAAAGGTTTGGAAGTTGTGGCGGAAGCGGCTGTTGATGCAACAAAGGCCGTTGCGGAATTTTCTGCAGAAACAGAAAGGGCAGTTTCCAAGACCAGGGCGCAACTGGGTCTTACGGAAGAAGAAGCGAAAGCATACGCTGGAATCATTACAGGAATTTATTCCGATGGGTTTGTGGATAACACAGAAGAAGCGGCGGAAGCCCTTTCAAAGGTAAAGCAACAGTTAAAAGAATTGCCGGATGAAAAGTTGAAAAATGTGAGTAATCAGGCGATTATCATGGAAAAGGTTTTTGATGTTGATGTGCAAGAGGGCTTGCGTGGCGCGGATGCGCTGATGAAGCAGTTCGGCATTGATGCGGAAAAAGCCTATGATTTGATGACTGTTGGCGCACAAAAAGGATTAAATCAGAACGGTGATTTAGCAGATCAGATTGCGGAGTACGCTGTTTATTATGCGGATGCGGGCTATTCTGCGGAACAGATGTTTAACATGATGATAAGCGGCGCAGAAAGCGGCGTATATCAGATTGATTACCTGAATGATGCAATCAAAGAATTCGGTATTCGTACAAAAGACAACTCCAAATCCAGCGCAGAAGCATTTTCGGGTCTTGGATTGGATGCACAGAAAATGTTTACTATGTTTGCAGCGGGCGGCGAACAGGCGCAGATTGCTACACAGACGGTAAATGATGCTCTGTTTTCTATGACAGATCAGGTAAAGCAAAATGAAATCGGCGTTGCTCTTTACGGTACTAAATGGGAGGATTTAGGCATTAGTGCAGTTCAGGCTATGGCAACTGCGCAGGAAAGCATTATTGGGTTAGATGGTGCCACAATCGCGGCGGGCGAAGCTATGACAGCGAATTTTGCAGATCAGATGCAGAAGTTAAAACAAGAAGCGTCTGCGGCGGTATACGAAATGGTGAATGACATCATTACGCCTGAAAAGTTCGAAGAGCGCATGGCGGATATTATGACACGCATCTCCGACACGATCAGCAGCAATACACCTATGATTCTGGATAAAGGCTTTGAAATGGTTGAAGGTTTCGGAGAAGCCCTTGCGGATGCTGCGCCTGAGTTGATTCCTGATATTGTGCAGATGATTGCGCAGATTGCTTCTACTCTGATTGAACACATTCCAGATGTGGCGGCGGTTGCCCCTCAGATTGTGGGCGGGCTTGCAATCGGCATTATCAATGCAATCCCTGATTTAATCCTTGCCGTTCCTCAGTTACTTGGTTCTTTTGCAAAAGGCTTTGAAGATTATGACATTGAAATCATTGAAATCGGTGTAAATATCGTAAAAGGCATTCTGCAAGGCATCAAAAATGCGTGGTCTGGGCTGGTAGACGGATTTAAGGGGATGCTGAAAAACCTTGTGACACAGTCCGAAAAAGAATTGCAGATTCACAGCCCTTCCAAGGTATTCCGAGATAAGATCGGTAAACAGATTGTTGCTGGCGTTGAACAGGGTATTGAAAAGAATGAAAGCAAAGCGGTAAAAGCGGCGCGGGAAATGTCCCAAAACCTGTTGAAAGCGGCGGAGGAATATGTTTCTGATAAGAAATTCTATAACGAAATGTCCCTGCAGGATGAGGCAACGTTCTGGGAAGATTTGAAAACCATGAGCGAATTCCAAGCGGACGAAATTGCGGAGATCGATAAAAAGATTTATACCGCAAAAGAAAAGGCTATGGAAGAGGAACAGAAAGCTCTTGAAGAATATGAAAAGAACATCAAGAGTAAGGCGGAAAGCATTTCTGGATTCAAGGGGCTGTTCGATGCTGCGGAAAGCGAAGATGTTTCCGGCAAAGACCTTGTTGCAAATCTGGAAAGCCAGATGGACGCTATCGAAAAATACAAAACAAGTCTGGAATCCTTGAAAGAAAAGGGTGTTTCCGGCGGATTATTCGCGGAACTTGTTGGAATGGGTCCCGAAGCGGCGGACGAAATTGCAGCATTGAACACCCTGACGGCGGCGCAGTTGGATGCGTACATTGCTATGTACGAAGAAAAGAAAACGGCGGCGGCTGAAATTGCACAGCAGTTTTATGGAGTAGGCGCAGAAACAACGGAAACATTGACAGATGTTGGTTCGGGCGCGCTTTCGACAAGCATGGAAGAACAGGAAGTTCTTGTTCTGGAAGCGGCGCAGAAACTGGCAGAAGCGGCAAATGAAGAAATTGCAAAATACGAATCTGATTTTGTAGATACGGGTGAACAGCTCATGGCTGGCGTTGCTCAGGGCGTGAAAAACGGACAGAGTGGCGTTGTTAATGCGATTGCGGCGGCTTTGCGTGCTGCGGTAAGAAGAGCAAGGGCGGAAATGAAAATCAATTCCCCGTCCCGCGTATTTGCTGAAATCGGTGAATATATGGCGGCTGGGCTTGATGTTGGTTGGGAAGATCGGATGAAAACAACTTCTAGCCATATCAACAGTAGTTTAAGCAATCTTTCTTCTCCAAAAGCGTATGCGGGCGGCGGCACAACAGATAATTCCAAAACATATACTTACGGCGATATTGTTATGAATATTGATACCGTAAACAACGGAAATGACCGTGACACGCGGCGCATTGCGGAGGAATTGGAATTTATCCGCCGGCAGAATGAAAGCGGGAAAGGAGGGAACGCATGATCCATGAAGCGTGGTTTGTGTTCAAAGGAATCGATAGCAGAAAAATGGGCGTATATGTAACTAGAATGCCGGAAACTGTGCGCCCAGAGAGAAAGATTGAAAGTATCACTATCGCTGGGAGAAATGGCTCCTTGCATACGGACGATGGCGTGTATGAAAGCTATGACAGAACTATGGAGTGCGCCTTGAAAAGACGGGCGAAACTGGATGAGGTTGCGGCTTGGCTGGTTGGCAGCGGGGATATTATCTTTTCTACGGAACCGGATAAGGTTTATAAAATTACTATTGCAAACAAAGTAAGCATTGCGCAAATGATGAAAACATTCCAAAAGTTCATCGTAACAATGGATACACAGCCGTTCAAGTACAGCGTAAACGCTTTCAATGATAAGAAGATTCTGACAGAACCAACAAGGATTAAAAATCGCGGAACGGAATATTCTCAACCCATTATTACTGTGTACGGCAGCGGCGGCATTACGCTGACAATCAATGATGTGGATTATCCTATGGATAATGTTGATAACTATATCACAATCGATTCTGAAATGATGGAAGTGTTCAAAGATTCCGCGAATCAAAACAGCAAATTCAAAAGCGCGGTTTTTCCCAGATTGGAAACAGGGGAAAATTCTGTCAGTTGGACAGGAGATGTTAGCCGCGTTGAAATTGAACCCAGATGGAGGTGGGTATAATTGGCTAAGACATATAACAGAATGATGCTGGATGTTGCTGCGGACATCCATGACATCATTACAGAAGTGCAGGGGGATCAGAATAGCAGATACTTAGATGTTTATCTGTATAACAATGGTGTCCCTATTGATCTGACAGGGCACACAGTCAGAATCTATATGCGCCGTCCAAAAACAAACCCTCTTAGCGAATTAGAGGAATTTTTCAATGATGGCGAAATCACAGAAGCAACAGAAGGGCGTTGTCAGTTCCTTATGAGTACGCAGGCTCTTGCGAAATTCGGACATCTGGAAGCGCAGATTTCCATTTGGAAAGGAACGGAAGAAATTCTTTCTACGCAGAAATTTAGAATCATGGTAACTGAAAATCTGAGGGTAGAGGGTGAAATCGAGGGCAGTAATGAATATGGTGCGCTTGTCATTCTGTTCCAGAATCTTTATGAAGCCTATGACCTGATGGTTACAATGATCGAGAATTTCGGCAAAGCTGGGGATATTGCAGCGGAAAGAGATATTGCAACATTCTGGCAGGGCATGGAATACCTGATGCGCTATATGGACACAGACCTCAGAACATTGCTGGAAGAAACCATTCAACAGGCTATGCAGTCTGCGGGCGGCTCTGGTGATATGCTGTTTGTTCTGTTCGGTCTGTATTCCGATGATGAGGGCATTTGGGAATGGTGTTTCCGTCAACCTCAGATTGGACAGGCTTTGAATGCTGGTTTTAATCTCGGTTCGGATGCGCTGGATGACTGCGAAAGCGTTGCTGAAATTGTGGCAAATGCGGATGTTATTGCAAAGATCGGTGCAAACGCTGATGCGGTGGCAATTTGCTCCAAAGACCCTACACTTGCGGCGGCTTTGATTAGCTATATGGATGATGAATCTGTGCTTGCAGCGGGTCTTGGTTATCAGAAATTTGCCGTTGGTACAGAAGTAACGCTGGATTGGTACGGCAATCCTACGAAGTTCATTGTTGCGCATAAAGGATATAAGACATCCGGCAAAATTGTTTTGGTTTCTAAAACCTTCCTTGGTGGGCACATCTGGGCGGCGGGCGCAAACAGTAACTACAATAATTATAGTTGCAGCGGCTTGAGAACATATCTGAATACTACGGTTTTGGAAGGTTTCAGTGACCGCATTCAGGCGGCTATTGCACAGACAGCGGTTGCTTGTCATGACAAATCCACGGCGGTAACTTGTAATGACAAAATTTGGGCGTTGTCTTATGCAGAGGCAGGGCTTGGCACGAATCAGTATGCTCCCGTTGAAGGTTCTGCGCTGTCTTATTTCAATTCTGCGGCACGCAGAAGCCTAGGCGGTATTTGGTGGCTGCGCACTCCTTATTCCAGCAACACGGGCGGTGCGTGGGGTGTGAGTACGGACGGCACCGCGACCTATAACAGCACTACGGATGATTGTGGCGTTGTCCCTGCGTTTGAAATCTGATGAACCGCGAAAGCGGTTCCGATAGGCGGGGCTTGTCCCCGCCCTGCGGCGGAAGCCGCCAAAAGAAAGGATGATGCGAAATGGCTGTTCCTAAG